GTAATCCCTCACATCTAACCAACCCATGTAATGAAGATAACCTGTGGCTCCTATAAATGTCATAATAAGAAGAACCATTATACCCACTATAGTAATCATAAGTTCTTGTCTCTGAATAGCATCACGTCTTGCCTGTGCCTCTGCTTCTCTTTTTTCTGCTAAAACTTCTCTTCTAATCTTTAAAAGCTCTAAATACTTTGATCTTCCGTAGGTTTGGGTGATCCACTCTTTGAGTTCTTCTTCAGCTTCCGCAGCCTGTCGGAGTTTAGCCCAGCGATCCAGCGCCGTAGCATTGGAGCTTTTGCTTGATACACCTTTTTTCTGTAGCGTTTTCTTAGCTTGGTCAGTTGCGTCAAAGAATTGCCCAATCTGTTTGCTAAGTCCAGCTACGGTTTTACCTGCAGCTAATCCTGTTTTGATACCCGCAAGGATTGTAATAGGGTCCATATTTACATTCCATCGCTGCGTGTAAACTCAACGGTCTTCTCCAAAATAGCTATCCTAGATTGAAGTTTAATAATCTGCATCATGTGATCAGCCATACCACCAAGATCTTCCCAGATCATTTCTGTTTCTTCCCATATCTCATTATCACCATCTTCGATCTCTTCATAAATCTCTGCTAGTATATCAATGATTTCCTGCAAGTTGTCTGTATTACGCTCCACATCCCTGATTAGATTTGTTCGATCCGTTGCATTATTCTCAACCGTTAAGACATTTACTGTATCTTCAAGGTTAGATATTGTACTTGCTTGCTGTGCAGTCCACCAAATAAAACCACCGATCTGGGCTATAACAACCCCGACTACAGCAATACTTACTTTTGGTAATTTATCACTCATAACAATATACTCTCAAAAACTTTTTATACATTATACTTTCATACCTTAAAAAGTCTATATTTACGTTCCCTGTAGTTTAATTCCTACAGCGTCATAAGCACTTTGTTGTACGGGAAGACTTCCTCCAAGATTAGTTGTTGGATAAGTTGATGTATCTCCCGGAACAACAGGACTGTTAGGCACATAAGTAAATCCGTCTGTGTGCGTATATGATATATTTGCTAAAAAGGTAAGATTGTTATTTTGAGTATTGGTTCCATTATGCCAAGATTGTCCCGAAGATGGATTTAATCCACCATTACTAGCAAAGGCTGTAAAACTTCCTTTAACAATATTGCCCCCTAACTTCACAACAACACCAGAAAAAGTAAATTGTGGACTTGGCTGACCCTGAAAAATAGACATAGAATACCACCAGAAAAAACCATCACCAGATACAATCGGACTGGTATAAGGCGGAACAGAGCTTGCCCCATAATAGTCTGATATAGAGTTAGAAGTATTTACAGTCTTGCTTATTAAACCTCTGATATCAGTCTCATTTAAAGAAACCGTAGTCCCGCTTGTACCACCAACTTCAATGTGAATTTGGTTTAAGCTTAACGGAACCCCAAAGGAAGGTAGTGTCATTAGGTAGCGCCACTAATCTTAGCAGGTGCTGTAACTGATATTGTAGTTTTTCTTACTTCACTGCCTGTCCAAGGCTCTCCACAATCTGGGCAATCGCCATCAGGGTATGATGCAATCTCTGCAGGTGTATCTACCTCGTTTTCACAATTTGCACACTTTACTACATCCGTAGACGAAGAAGGTGACCATTTCGAGCCATCAGGCATATTTATTACTGTGTCAGACATAATAACTCCTTATGTTATACTAACTGTTACCTCACCCACGCCAGAACTAGCAGACGCAGCAGTTCCAGTCAAAGAATAGGCAGATGCTGTAGATACTGATCCCACAGCAGATGTGGAGGTCGGCACTGTGCCTGAAATGGTGTATATAACGGCAACATTGACACTTCCTGCTTGACCTTGTCCTGTAAAGAATACTGGCTGCTCTATTTCTGCAGAAGCATCAAATGTAGCTACAGTACCCACCTGTCCTATACCAGACCTAAAAAACTCAATATTTACTGGCACTGTTACATTAGGATCAATGGTAATTCTAACTTCACCTGTAGAAAGCATCCACATATCGCCCGGCTTAAGACCTGCAGCATAAGCTTCTACATTGTTTGCAAACTGCCTTATACCACCACCTTCCGGTAATAAGTTTAATTCGTTTGCTGTAACTTTGCCCGGATTTGTCAACTGTTCCTGAAATAAAGAAAAAGACCTAACCAACTCACGCATGTAGTTTGGATCATAGTCTTTTGGCGGTACACCAAAGAAGTATCTTGGTAGTGGGTTGTCTGCCATTATCTCTTACCATCAGGCCGAATATCTAATCTATTTAATCCTGTTCTCCACGTTGTGCCTACTTGATCAGAACTTATTTTTATAGCTATAGATCTTCCTCTAACTCTAAGATCCACTTTTTCTGTATATTGCTCTATAGGAACAGAAGCTGATTTTACGATGTTTGCTGTATCAGAGCTTACTTGTAAGCCACCATTGTAATTAAAAGCATCTACAGTAAAATCTACTTGAGGTGATGAATTAGTGCTGTTTCTAAAGGTCACATCTGGAATTAACCTTCGAACATAACTAAACACCTCTCCATCGCCCAAGTCTATAGGCGCAGATTGTATAAAAGATTCTATAGCAACAGGCGCTGCTCCGCTTTGATCATCTGCCTCATATTCGTGATTATATAATATCCCATCTGTACCTGCAGCTACAGGATAATCTGTTACCCCTCGATCAACCCACGCAGTCCTGTTTAACGTGCCGTAATACCAAATGTTAGCATCGTAATTGTAGACAACATACTTATCCACATCATTGCTAGTTAGAGATGGGTAAAACCACCATATTTCTTGATATCCAGAATTAACACCAACAAATATCTTTTCTAACTGATCATCATTTATATCTCTTAAAATCTTCTCTCTCACGGTGCAATCTAGTTGATTGACGTTACCATTATAAACATAGAACTGATCTTTACCCATCCAGTATACAGCGTCACCAATAGCAACAGCAGCATTAGGACTTCTAATAGTTATGTTCTCTGATATTCGGTTAATACCAAAAGTATAAGGTGGCCCTATAAACTGCATTGAATGCAAGGCTTGGTCTGTAAACACAAGTATCTCTTGTCTTGTTTCAACAGCTTGAATTATCGCTGTACCAGAACCTATGCGGAGATCTCCTGCTGTGTTAGTGGTCAAAGGTCTCCAATCTGCAGGGTTCTCTTGTGCTGAGAACCTAATAAGCAAAGGATCTTGTACGTTAGACCCAAGTGGGTTGCACCCAAAAGCAATAACGTGCCTATCCACATCTGATACTATTACTTGTTTAGCTACGATTGGAGAATCTTGAGCGCCATTTAAATCTTTTAAGAAAATACCTCTTTGTGAAGCACCTCCAGATGCATCCCAGTAGAATATAGGGCCGTTCCTTATATTATAAATAAGATCTTCCCCAAACGTATCGTGTTGCCATAAACGTAGGATTTCTGACTGAACCACAATGGTTGCTCTTGAGTTCCAAGCACCTCTAGACCAAACACCTGCACCCCAACCATTACCGAACAATGTAACGTCCACACCAGTCTGTATCTGGTAAGCACCTACAGTAGAGCTACCCCCAGTATTTGTATCACCTGATGTAGCAGTCACTAAAGCAGCACTGTCATCTATAGCTCCGCCTGTGTAGTATTGATTTATACCTGTAGTAGCTGCTCTTGCATTAATCGTGTATGTGCCTGTTGTTGGGGCAGTTTGAATTTGATATTCCTGATTGAGGACAGCCGCAGTCATAGCACCGCCTAAACTAGCAGCTCCGCTAAAAGTAACAAAGTCACCTTCCCTAGCACCATGATTGGTGTCGCTTACAGTTATAACGCTACTGCCCTGAGAGGCAGAGAAGGTTACATCACCTGCACCTGTTGTTTCTCTAATAGGTGTGATGTCATAAAATACACCACCATCTTCTATAAAATACTTTAAAGAAGTGCCGATACCGATAAGGTTGTCTCTGTCTAAAGTAGTCCAATGTTTCATAGCGCGAGCCGCGCCTATAAACTGATTATCACCTTTTTTAGCCCAACCACCTATTTTTTCTGGGTAACCTTCTCTGAACCGTATTTTGTCACCATCATTCCAACCGTTTTCATTGGCATAATCAGGAAGCTCCGTGTTTATACCGGGCCTAAATTGCATTTTTTGTAGTACCATCTAATAAACCCTCAATAAACAGATACTTTTATGTAACTTTGATCTTTATCTTTTCTTTTAGAGTATAATATTAAAAAATTATTATCTGAAGCAATTTTTTCCAAGCTGTCGGCAAGTGAGCTATCGCCATCCCAGTCTGATCTAGAGCCAACAACCTCTACTTCGTCTACAGATATTACATCCCCATTGGCTTCATACCTGTCTATTAAGGCATCGGTAGTATTAGTCTTTTTATAATTTTTCTTTTGAATTACTTCTTTATCGCTAGAGAAATAATATCCAAGTATAGACTCATCATTAGATCTAGAATTTAAATATATTCTAAGCTTGTCTGTTCCAATAGTACTTAGATCTACTGCATATCTTTCTGTATTGTATATTTCTACAGGCAAATCTCCAACTAAAGATCTTAATGTTTTTATATTGTCAGTTACTAAAGTTACACTCTCAACACCGCCTCTACAGCAATATATAAGTTCTGTTGTTTTATTTAATATCTCTGAATCTAAACCCTTTGTAGACGGATGAAGATGAGCAAATAATTTTCCTATATAAGACATTTTATCTTAACTCGTTAATGTTAAAGTTCCATTAGATGTAAAAGGATGTACGTTACTGCCAACCACAATTTGCACAAAACCGCCCGCCCCATTGCCACCCACATGGTTTCCCCCAGTGCCTCCTGCGCCTCCAGATCCAATACTTATCGTAAGGGTCGTACCGCTTACAACAGTGGCTGTACCCGTTTGTTGGCTTGAAGCATCTCCACCCTCTCCTCCGCCGCCTGAGCTGTCGAATTTACTAGGAGAGTCTCCTCCTCCCCCTGCACCACCTGCACCGTAGTGAGATGCTGTGGCTGACGCTCCTGCAACGCCATTGGGAGTGCCTACTGGCCCTGCACCATAGTGTGAAGAATCACCCTCCCTGCCTACGGCTGTATTCCAAGAAATGGTAGCATGTGTCCCACCCTGCGCTCCAGATGAAGTTATAGTTGTAAGGCCAGAAGCTGTTATACTAGAATCTCCTCCGCTCCCTGCTCTAGCAGTAGAACCATAGCCATCCTCTAATCCGTAGCCTCCACCACCACCTCCACCTATAATTTCGTAAGTAAAACTTACAGCGTTTGCTGCGCCATAGAAATCACTTACAGAAATAGGGTTATTTACTGCAGGTACGCCAGAAGCAGCAGAAAAGTATTCAGACAAACCTATTGGGTTAGACCCACCAAACTCATCTTGAATATCATCTAAACTTAACGGAACTCCTGCGTTTGGTAAGCCCATTACGGCGATCCATATGCTGTCACATCATTTGCAGCGACTGCTGCGCCAGAAGAGTTTATGCTAAACTTAGGAGATCCATTATAGTAAAAAACTAATTTATCACCTGCCTCATCTATAGTCCACGCTCCAAAATCTACCAAACCCGCCTGAATTTCACCACTACTTCCGTAGATAACAGCTTTTGAAGAGACAACAGTGTTTACCGCTGCTCCATCTAAAAAGTTTAAATCTGCGGCTTCTAATGAGGCGCTAACACCGTCTAAGGTATTAAGCTCTGCAGCAGAGGATGTAACAGCAGTTCCGTTTTGTTTAAGCTGACCTGCTTGAGAGTCATCTATAAGATTAACAACATTATTACTTCCATCAGCATATATAATTGCAAATGAACCCGTGGGCAAACTTGCTGTAGAAGCGCCAGAGCCTTGAGAGAATATAAGTGTTTGACTTGAGCTATTTTTTACATAGTAAACTTTTTGTGCATCTGCAGGTAATATGGTGATAGTATGAGCCGCTGCTAACGTTCCGCTACAAAGAAGGACTTTGTTTTGCCCGTCTGATGTCGAGCCATTACTTGTTGTAAGATTGCTAGATGTTCCTGAAAGACTCAACGAAACAACGCCATTAAGTGCGCGATCAAGTATATCACTATTTGTATTTACGGTTATACCCCAAGAACCAGACTGCTCACCCTGTGCGGGCTTCTCTATACCCGTGTTCGTTGTGAATGTACTAGGCATGTTACTCTCCTATAAAAAGTTCAATTGAACTTATTTTACTAAGCTGCTTCATTTTCTATATCTAAATCTGTCCATACTGGTGGGCCAGATTCATCGACCGCTAAATTTATGTCAGTGTACACATTATCTACTGGAACGTCTATAACAAAGGCTGAATATGGGTTTGGATCAACTTCTTGTAATGGATCTACCTGAGTAAACATTTTTACTTGACCAACAGCAGTCCCCGCAGAAACACCCGTTACAAAGATTCCTGCTTTAGCTGATATTGCTACACTCCCGACAAGCCCAGAAGAACCTTCCGCTGTTGTCGGAAATGATATGTACGGTGTAACTGAACTTGTAGATATAGTTGCGGGTATACCAGTTACCGATATGTTTGCTGCAGAAACAGTTGTTACAGATCCGACTAAACTAGAACCTGCAAGCCCTGTTGATGGTATATCGGCTGTACCTATTGTCGTTACAGCCCCTGCAGATCCATTTACTGATGGACTTGTAATAGCTACATTAGCAAGACTAGAAACGCTAACTCCACTAATTGCAGTACTAGAGGTCACGCCTGTTACTGAGACTGAAGCATCTATAGAAATATTTGCAGAACCAACAGAACCTGTAGCTGTCAATCCACTTACTGATGTATTTGCTAGACCGCTTATGGCAGCGCTGCCAACTCCAGTAGATGCTTGAAGGCCAGTCTCAACTACATCTGCCGCCCCGTCTACAGTCACACCATTTGAGCTAACTGATGCTTGAAGACCAGATACGTCCACAGCTTTTGGTATGCTTACTACTAATGCACCTGTAGATGCGGCTATTTCAACACCAGTGGCATCGATGTTACCAACACCTGTAACGGTAAGGGTTCCAACTCCACCTGTGGAACCAAGACCTGTCTGTGGTGTATCTACAGCGCCTGTTACTGTAGAAGTTCCTATAGATGTTGTTGCGCTTAACCCAGTAACGGAGACAGTAACCGGAACGATTACCCCTGACTGATCATCAGCTATTGCAGCCGATGCTACTGGATAAAAGCCAAACATCTAGGTGTTTCCTATGAGTCTCTAGCGCTTATCCAAGCAGTAACCATTGCTGAAACCTCAGTGTTGGTCATATCTACTGTAGCACTGGGGTCATCGCTATCAGGATCGTCTTTTTGAAAAGCGTTAGCACTGTGAAGCGCCAATACTCTAGTGTCTAGCTCTGCTGCTGTAAGCTCTGTCACCGTATCTGGAATATAGTATTCTCTATCAGCTTCGTCTGGTGACCAACCAATAACAGTGTGATCTGATTTACCCCAGTACCCACCATCTTCGATCCACTCAGGGGCTTTCATTCCCCCTGCGGTCATATGCATTTTGTATTCAAGTATCATCTTTTTCCTCCGATTTTTCTACTCTTAACATATATTCAGGATTCAGAAAATCTGATTTACCAAATATTCTTTCAGCAGTCTTATCTGCATTCTTATAATACTTATCTGCCATTTGATCCATAAATTCCTCAAGATCATTTGAATGAGGTAGTATATGGTTTTTTATCTTCTGTGAGGTGACTTGAATATACCCTGACACTTCAGTCATAGCCACCTGTGGGTGAACACCATACTGTTGCATGTATTCTATAGTCGAGGTTGATACTCTGCCACCATCCATCAAGTTTCGGTACATAAGCTCAAAGCCCCTACGGACATGGTGACGCTTCTCTTCTCTCTCGAAAAGCTCCTCATCCCAGACGTCTATGTCCCACTTCTCTTTTATGTTCTCATAGCTATCAATAAGCACTGCTATGTCTTTGATAGAGCCGTTTATCTTATGCTCCATCATTGTAAGCCCATGCCTACCTGCTTTGAGTTTAGCCTCAGAAACAATGTCATCTGCTTCTTCAAGCTCTAGTAGTTCTACACGTTTTTCTGCATGGCTCACCTGCGCTTCCGCAAGTGCCATCTTACGTTTCTCTACCTCTGCAGTAATCTGCCGAAGCATACGCATAGGCGAATGACCATTAAGCATAGTGAGTGTCATCATAGACAGAGTTGTCGCTGAGTTATTACGATCAAACGCTCTGGTTGCCTGATCTATCTCTGGTAACTTCTCTGCCACCCTTGCAGCAGCTACCTGATTGATATTCTCAGACGCCTCTATAGGTAACGAAAACGTGATTGGCTTCGTTACTACGTTAGTCTTCTTTTTAGTTTTAGTCTTTCCCATTTTTTTCTCCTTTAAGATGCTGCTCCTGAGGCACTATTAGAAACCTGTTTTGCCGCAGTAAGATCCCCATAATCAGAAGCATTACCCGCTGTCTCTATTGTAAACTTCTGAATATCGTTTCTAAATGTTGTTCCGTTATCACTACTACCCCCGCATAAAATTCCTAATGTGGCATTATTGGTTCCAGAAGCATTGCGCATTGCCACACCAAGATCCCCAAGATCCGTAGCGTTCCCTGCATTTGCAGCTACAACGTAATCTATTACATTACTAGTAGTACCGCTACCAGATATACCTCCTGCAAAACAAACGCGAGCAGCATTACTAATAGCAGTAGAATGACCGGAGCCACCCCTTCCTACAGTCAAATCGCCAAAATCAACAGAATCTGCTGCAGTTTGGATTGTCACACGGTGTATTACGTTCACACCGCTGCTAGCAAAACCACCCCCCATTATACCATAAGTTCCATCTGAACCCGTATTCATTCCGTTATACCCTACATTATTGCTTAACTCGCCAAAGTTTGTACCATTACCTAATGTCTGTATGCTGATATATTCCATATCAGAACCGTAAGACCAAGATGCAAATACCCCTCTACTCGCATCAGAAAAACCACCTACATAATATCTAAGCCCATGACCTTCTGAGGTTAAATCACCAAAATCAGTAACATTCCCAGTAGTAGATATAGTTATGTATTCCATAGTATTAAGGTTATCACCTGCGTTGTTGTTACCACCACCGTAAACTATTCTACTAGCATCTGAAACACTACCAATACCATCCTTTTGGACAGATAAATCGCCAAAATCAGTTGCATTGCCTGAACTTGTTATATCTTTGTACTCAATCGTATTGATTTTACCACTTGAGTTGGAAGTCTTACCACCTGCAGTTATGCCCCTGTCTCCGAACCAAGCGCCACCTGCAGCCATACCAAGCTCTTTAAACCCGCCATCTATATATCGATAGAGTTTATCGTTACCAGTATCCCACCAGTAGTCTCCATTGCTAGGAGAAGATGGCTCTGAGCCACTAGCGGTGTAACCCTGCTCTGCGCTTAACCCTCCTACTTTAAACTTGTTGGGGAAATTAATAGCAGATGCGTCTGTTTCACCAAATATCTCATCTACCTTAATCGTACTCATGATGCTGCTCCTGAAGAACCTTCTGCTTGCGATCCTGCCCCTGTCATATTTCCAAAGTCAGTAGCATTTCCTGTAGTTTGAGTGGTCACATAGTCTATTCTATCAGTCCTACCCGCACCAGAGTGATCATAGTAACCATTACACATACAAACACGAGTCGCATTCGATGCAGAACCATTTTCAGATGTTGCTACATTTAAATCTCCAAAGTCAGTAGCATTTCCTGTAGTCCCTATAGTAATGTAATCTATTGTATTTACAGCTCTGCTACCTGAAGAGTTGTTTGAGTTCCAACCTGAAGAGAACACAGCCCTAGTAGTATCTCCTCCACCTGACGGATAGTTCCTACCAAGAGTTAAATCACCAAAATCTGCAGCGTTTGCACCAAGAGGGAATGCTATGTACGTTATTTGATTTGATGGCCCCGCTATAGAATCTCCCGCAAAGACACCTCTAGCAGTATTGCCCCAAGTTCCTGCACCTCTCATACTGCTTGTAAAATCATATCCAGAATCAACAGCATTACCAAGGGTGGCAATTACAGTTTTTTGTATTTCATTCTCATAACTATTTGTCCCGTTACCTGCGCCATGATAACCATTAGTTCCATCGCTAACAGATGTATGTCCTGATTCCCAACTTTGCACATTTCCAAAGTCTGTAGCATTTCCTAGAGTAGAAGATGTTATATATTCAAGGCCATCACTACCCGTTCGATATATACAACAAACAATTCTAGAACCATTAGAAAACGCCCTATCCCCACCAGTACCTACGTTTTGAGTTGTTGCCAGTTGATTTCCAAAAGCTGAAGCATTTCCTGTAGTAGTAATGTCAAAATATTCTATATTGTTTCCATAGTTTGATGATGCTCCTGATGATGCATTCCATATTATAGCTCTATCACCAAACCAAGTTATTGAAGGGGCAGTTGTACCCAACCAATCTTTCCACTCATTATTCATATATACTTTGTAAATATCATTGTCGCTGTCCCACCACGCATCCCCATTAGATGGGCTAGAAGGTTCATTTGCACTTTCTGTGTGAGCATGTGGACTTATGCCGCTGTCAGATCCCGCTACGTTAAAACCGTTGGTAAAGTCAGGCGCACCTGTCCCTGCCCTGTCTGTGATCTTTTCTATGCCGACTACGTCACTCATTCTAGGCTCCAGAAAAACCCGCAGTACCATACCACCTAATAGCAAGATTCCCCATAAGAGAGGCATTACCTGCGGTTGCTATGGTAACTACATACCTTCTTCCATCAAGATTGGGGCCACTGGCAATCCCTGCTCCTAGACTACTTCCGAAAAACTCTCCCTGAGTTCCGTTAGAAGCAGCGCCACCATCAGCAACCGCATTAGGTAAATCTCCATGATCAGTAGCATTTGCGCCAGTGGCAATAGTAAACCTATCAATAGACTGAATATCACCATGATTAGAGCTGTAACCACCCCCAACTAGTCCAGTTGTGTTATCAGATATTACACCCTTTACCATATAGGCGTTTACAATAGTAAGATTTGCATGATCAGAAGCATTTCCTGCTGTCGCCATAGTTATTTTTTGTATTCTATTTTGATAAGTGGTCACGTTTTGTGTATGACCACCCATGAACAGCCCAGTAGTTTCGTCATTAGAATAGCCTCCACTTTTCAATACGCCTGTATTACCAGTTTCCCCTCCTAACAGATCCCCAAAGTCTACAGCATTACCTGTAGTAGCGATAGTTACATAATCAATGGTGTTAACGTAACCACTGGCTCCAAAACTATATCCGCCACCGAAGATACCACGAGTTCCATTACCAACAGCCCCCATACTAGTAGTTCTTTCAACAGATTGATCTCCAAAATCAGAAGCATTTCCTGCTGTGGCACAGGTTATGTAGTCTATTTGATTTGCGGCTGTTCCGCTACCTTGGTAACCAGAAGCAATTACACCTCTTGTATTATTACTCGCTCCATAAGTGTAGTTGGGTTGAGTCATATTAAGATCACCAAAATCAGTAGCCTGTGTGCTATCATTTATTGTCCAGTAATCTATCTGTGTCAGGTTACCATTACTTGGCCCCTGTGGGTCACCAGAACCTGCAGCATTAGTATAAGCGCCGCCACCTGTGGTAAAACCTTTTAATCCACCCCAAACAGGAGCAGAAGCCCCGCCTAAAGTTAGTTCCTTAAATTCACCACTAATATATCTATACAGTTTGTCGTTACTGCTGTCCCACCAGAAGTCACCTGTTGAAGGACTACCGGGTTCGCTACCAGACGAAGTGTAGCCTTGTACAATATTGGAGCCGCCTATTTTGAAGTTGTTAGGTAGGTTGATGGCGCTGCTTCTGTTTTTTACTGTATCTACTTTTATTGTACTCATGATGCTGCTCCTGAAACAGACTCTATATATTGACCATCTGAAGTTGCCATGTCCCCATAATCAGTTGCGTTCGCTGCGGTTTGAACTGTAACCTTATCTATAGTGCCATTTAAACTTCCAGACGCCGGTCTTCCACCTACTATAGTAGCATATGTTCCGTCTGATGCAGCTCCACACCTAGATCGTGCCATAGTTAGGTCCCCAAAGTCTGCGGAATTTGCTGCGGTTTGAGTTGTCACATAACTTATAACATTTGTTCGAGTTCCTGCCGCTGCTGTTTCACCACCGCATATTAAACCCCTTGTAGCATCAGAACACGCTCCATGTTGCTCTCCGTTGAGGTGATCTCCAAAGTCTGTAGCGTTCCCTGCGGTCTGAGTCGTTACATACTCCATAATTGCTGTAGCTGCATCAGAAGCTCCATCATTAATAACACTGCGAGTTGCGTCATTAAAAGCAGAACCCCATTTTATAGTTGCAGAAGATAGGTCACCAAAGTCTGTAGCGTTACCTGTATTAGCTATAGTTATGTACTCTATAACATCAAGATTAGCACTGCTTGCACCTACGCCCCCCGCGATAAGCCCTCTTGTACCATCTGAAGTTGCCATCACTTGTTTTTTTACTGCTGTCAGATCACCAAAATCTGTGGCATTGCCAGTGGTAGATGTAGTAATGTATTCCATGACATTAGTCTCAGAGTTACTTCCTGCCCCCCACCCTGCGGAAAATACACCTCTACTACCATTTCCACATGCTGCACCGCTGAACGTTGAACCAAGCGTATCACCAAAATCTGCGGCATTTCCTGCAGTTGTAATGCTTTGATACTCTATTTTGTTACTGTAGCTTGAGTCGTAGCCAATGTGATAAACGTGCCTGTCACCACCCCAAGTAAATGCAGCAGCAGTCGTTCCCAACCAGTCTTTCCATGCATTGTCCATGTAGACTTTATAGATGTCGTTGTCGCTGTCCCACCAAGTGTCTCCGTTATTAGGGCTTCCGGGTTCACTTGCGCTTTCTGTGTGCGTGTGAGGATTTATGCCACTGTCAGCTCCTGCGAAGTTTACACCAAAAGTAAAATTAGGAGCGCCAGAACCTGCTCTGTCTGTAATCTTTGTTATTCTATCTATTTCACTCATGATGCTGCTCCTGATGAAGCACGAAGTCCTTGGTTTCCTGCGAGAAGGTCTCCAAAGTCTGATGCGTTTCCTGCGGTTTGTATTGTAACACGATCTATTACGTTAGTTCGACCACCACTTGTGCCTCCACCACCTCTAACAGCATAAATATCGTCATTAGTAGAAGAGCCGCTCTCAGTTGCTTCTGTTAGATCCCCAAAATCTGTAGCGTTTCCTGCGTTTGCTGTTGTTACATACACAATAGTATTAGTCCTACCAGATGTTTCACCGCCCATAAACAAAGATCTAGTAGCGTCACTTGCTCCTGATTGCTTCTGCGTGGCTACTGTCAAATCACCAAAGTCTGTAGCGTTACCTGCATTGGCTACTGTAATGTATTGAATAACATTTGATGGCCCTTCACCCCCTGCAAAAAGGCCGCGAGTAGCATCAGAAGTTCCTGCCATACGTCTTTGAGTTGCTAATAAATCACCAAAATCTGCCATATTTCCTGCAGTATCAATGGTCACAAACTGAATAGTATTTACTACAGCATTTGAACTAGTACTCATGTAACCACCTGCGAATACACCTTTCGTTCCATCAGAAAGAGCTGCGTGACCACTACCAGTCTCTAACATATCGCCGAAGTCTTGAGCATTGCCTGTTGTCGCTGTGGTAACGTAATCTATAACATTTGAAAGAGCAGAAGCGTAACCGCCACCAAAGATAGCCCTAGTTCCATTGGAACATGCAGCTCCATCTGTTCTAGCAACCGTAACATCACCAAAATCTGCAGCGTTTCCTGCCGTAGCAGGGGCAACATATTGTATGGTATTTACATTTGCAGACGCTGCAGTCGTGTAACCTGAGAAGAACAACGCTCTCGCGCCATACCAAATCGCGCCACCGGCATCAGCATTTAGGCTTATCTCTTTAAACTCACTGTCTATATAAACCATAACTTTGTCGTTAGCGCTGTCCCACCACAAGGCTCCATTTTTGGGGGTGCTTGGCTCCGTACCAGAAGATGTATACGAGTGTGTGTTTAGTGTGCTTATGGCTGCGTTGCTTCCTACAGTTGGAGCAACAGGCAAGTTTGGTTTACCTGATCCTGCTAAATTAACAATCGCGTCTACTTTTAATTCTGGCATTTTCTCATCCTAATCTATGGCTAAAGAACAACCCACCTAACTCCTGAAGGAACTGTTACTGTTATACCGTTATTTACTGTTATTGGCCCTGCGCTCATAGCATTGTGACTTGCGCTTATTGAATAGTTAGTTGTCACAGCCTGATCGTTCTCATAGAAAACTTCGTCACTACCGCCACCTGTAGCTCCACCGCCACTACCCCCTGATATTGTTGAGAAACTAAGAACACCGCTACCATTAGTTACAAGAGCCTGTCCGTTAGTGCCGTCTGCCGTGGGGTGACTGATGCCATCTAAAACAACCTTACCAGATCCATTAGGTGTAATTGATATGTTTGCATTTGCGCCATCAGCGATAGTTACCGTTCCAGAGTTTGTCCCTGAGTTAGTATTTAGAGTTAAATCTCCAGTACCTTGCGTAGTAATCGTTGCATTAGCGTTATTGTCGCCAACCATCACTGTATCAGCACCTAAGTTAACATCGCCAGTGCCGTGAGGGATAATGTCTATGTTGGCATTAGATGTTGAGACAATATCATTACCGTTGACATCTAAGTTACCACCCAGTTGTGGAGAGGTATCATCTACTACATCTGTAATTCCTGAACCAGAAAGTGATCCGACAGACGCAAACGCTAGGTTACCAGAGCCATCTGTCTTTAAGACATGTCCTGCGCTACCATCCGCTGTTGGGTGAGAAAGCCCATCAAGAATAACTTTACCAGAGCCGTTCGGCGTAATTGAAATGTTGGCGTTTGATACCGATACGATTGCATTACCGTTTACATCAAGACTACCGCCTAATTGAGGGCTAGTATCTTCGACTACACTCGCATTACCATATGCGGTTTTTACTGTCCCACCCATGCCACTATGATTAGAGCAATAGTAATAAAGGGTAGCTGCTGCATCCTGTTCTAGTGTGACCTCTACATAAGCACCTGCAGAACCTGCGGTTCCAACTGTCGTAATTCCTGTGGTAAATGCTGAACCGCTATTATGTGTGCCATCTGAAGTTGTTGAGAAGACAAATGGATGTCCACTGTTTGTGCTATTACTATTGTCAAAGCGATATGTAATACCTTTTGAAAGAGATATGGTTTGCCTATCTGTTCCATCAATATGGTATTTGTTGCTACCCCCGACAGACGCAACCGTGACCGTTATTGTTGCAACTGCTGCTTTTCCTGAAGTGTTAATACTTGGAGCAAACTTTGCTAAATTTCTGTTTATAGTCATGTCAAATTCCTAAATAGCATATTGTTGAACTTGCAAGATGTCGCCCACCGAAGCACCTGATGCCAAGGTCACCGCTGATGCGCTTATCGAATAATCCGTTGTTGGCAGTAGAAGTATACCGTTTAGATACACTGCAGACTTGTTTATGTTATAAGTTCCAGAGAACGCAGTCTGGTTTGCTGTTGCTGTAAAAGATGTTGTCGAGTAGTTAGCTGATGCCCCATCATACTCCACAACCTCAACAATGTCACCTACAGTTGCGCCAGAAGCAAGAACGACTGAACTTCCGTTTGTGGCTGTAAAGTCTGCACTGTTTAGCTTTGCCCCGTTCATGAACACGAGGATGTTTCCAACTGTGTAATTTACTGTAAAGGTTGTCTGATTTGCAGTTGCTGTAAAACTAGCAAAGTTGTGAGCAGCACCAGAGAGAGTTAAGTCTTCAGCGCTAGGGCTGATAAACAGAACCGCGCTACCTGATAGGTTTAGTAAAGATCCTGTTGAACTAGATGATAGTACCCTTGTTAGGGTAGTACCCGAATGTGTGTATACACCTTGTCCTATCTCAAAGGCAGTTCCGTCCTCTATAACGTACCTGACGGTATCCCCATTAGAGATACCGCCAGAAGCAAAAGTCTGAAAACCTGACTCAGCAGAACCAAGGGTCACAGTACCGGATCCAGTTGTGCTGACGCTTACCTTAACTCGATCTGCAAATTTTACCACAGTAAGGCTCCATTAAGCTATGCGAATGATAGCGTTAGAAGCATCCGCTGCAGGGAACTGAATAGTAAAGTCACCTGCTGTAGAGGTCTTGTCAGAACCGAAGTCTAATACGACCACTGTGTCCGTTGTGCCTGATCCACTACCTGTTGTGGTATTGTAGATTAAAGCACCGCGAGCAGTCACAGTTGCATTTGTAAATGTAAGATCACTAAAGTCAGTCAAAGCTGTTGTGCCACTTACTGATGGATCTACTCTTGTTAGAGTGCCACCACCTGCAGAATACCCAGACCCACTTACCTCGTTAGAAGTAGTGTAGGCAGTTGTAGCTGCATTAAAAGAGGCGCTGTTTGTATACATTGCTAACTTGAATGTATCACCCCCTGAGTTTTTAAAGTTATGCGCTCCCTCAAGAAGTTCTTGCTTGAAGGATGTACACATAAAGTTGCCAGAAAACGCCATATCATAATCTCCTTATAAGCTCGGCAAGTTTAGGATGCCCTGCATCTTTCAAGGCATTATACACGGTTGTGCGGTCACTGCGAATAGCTTCTCGCATATAAAACGCAACCACTTTTTCCATGTGCTTTTTGAAGGCTTGTGCCTGATCTCGGATGGCAGGATGTGTACTGTCAGAAACACTTATAAGTTTCTCCACACAACGCTCCGATACTTCATCAGGTGTAAACCCTCTATTCTCTGTAGTCTGTATGTTAACTACTGGTTCTTTCGGTATATCTACATTAAATTTAAACATTGTTCTCGTCTTTGCTGTATCCCTCTTCGCCATCTCTATAACCGTCTTGTTGCAGTAAGCCACCCACTTTAGTAAAGGCTTGCATAGCGAGTTGATGTTGTTTTCTGTACTCGTTCATAAGATCTGTATCGCCCTTCATAAACGAATATGCTTCTAGTAATGAGCCGTAAAGCAAAGCTGTTTCGGCATTGTCACCCAACCATGTTGTACCCGCAGACACAATAGATGGTGGATCGTAATAGTAGTTTATTTGAGCTAAATATGCAGCATCTGGCGTTGGCGCTAATATAAAAAACCCCGGTGAAGTAGTGGTTCCTCCCACAAACTGACCATAATACTTAGGTAAACCAGTATCTCCTGCAGGATAAGCTTCCTTCATGTAAGTAACATTTTTATTTAGAAGATAGCTATAATTACCACTGCCATCTGTGATTGCTATGGAGTAAACTGCGATCATATCTGTTGGTCTAGCGAGATACTGAGAGTTAGCGACAGTGCTACCAGTAGAAGCCTTTCGAAGCTCTGGAATAAGAACCTGACGAAGTATCTTTTCTTCTGCCTGTCGGACAAACGTAGGAATATTAGCCACAAAAGAAGTCTCTGTGTTCTCTGTGTAGTCCTGTATAGCCTGTGTTAACTCTGTATAGTTCATCTAGTCTACCTTACTGTATAGTTCCCACCACGAGCTTTACCCATACCACGACACATTGAGCCACCCATACTCTTTTTAATTGGGTTGCGACCTGATAATCTAAGTAAGTCACCCTTACCTTTATTTAGCAAAAACTGATCAAAACTCATAGAATCTGACGCAGGGCCGTCAAAAAACTCTTCACGTAAGTTCTGTAGTTCTGAGTCTTTTTCTTTCATTTTACCCATAATGACTACCCATTCTTACCAAAGTTGCCGCCACGAACTGCTGCGCCCATACCCTTACATGTACTACCACCCGTTCCCATTTTTTTAACTTTCCCGCCGTAGGCCATGTAACCCATGTTATTACGAACTTCTGTTGGTAATTTACCTAGTCCTGCGTTTCCTGCAGGGGCAGCTTTGAGGCTACCACCGTGAGCTTTTTTCTTAGGTGGTCTACCTACTTTTGAACCGTATGTACCCATTCCTTGAGGCATATCTAATCTCCTTTTGACAATGTTATCATGTTTAAATTTCCAAATCTACCGTTAAGGTGTATTCGCTTGGCCTCCCATACCACTGTGGTTAGTGCAATAGTAGTATAATGTTGGTGCGCCTGAAGCTACCACGATCTGAGTATAAGCACCTGCGTTTCCGGGGGTTCCCACAGTTGTAACGCCTGTTGTGTACTCTACGCCACCCGAATGAGTTCCGTTTGGTGTTGTTGAGAGTCTTAATGGATGACCGCTGTTGCTTGCGTTAGATTGATCAAATATGTAGGTACTTCCTTCGCTAAGATTTCCTGTAGGCGCTTCTATACCATCTATAAAGTATTTATTGCCACCACTATACCCTGTAGCTACAGTAACCGCGAAAGATTGTGCTACATTGGTAGATATAGTAGCTACGCCTGTAGTTCCTACAGCAGAAACACCATTTGGAAACGCGGTTATTTCTGCGCCTATTATGGTAACTGTACCAACTCCACCCGCAGCAGCATTTGGAGCATTTAAGTTTGCGGTATATGTATTAGCTACAACAGATCCAACAGAAGATGAGGCTGAAGAACCTGTAACATTCACCACGCCCTCATTGAAACTTATGGCAACTCTACCAACAGCTCCTGTCATAAATTGAGCAGGGTTCCATACAGGAGAAAACCCAAACAACTGTCTGCTTTCTTCTAAAGACCTATCTGGCCTAGCGTGTGCAAGACTTTGAGGATCAAATATTCTAACCCTGCCAAGAAAATTTTGTGGATGGTCATCATCAGCCACGTCTCTACCCACACGTAAACCTGTCTTCACACCATTCCTGAACTCATCAACAAGCTCGTTCAGTGGATATCTGAAGCCTGTCCTGTCACAGAAGCCGAAAGCATATTTACTTCTAGCAGTTGTCATCCACCACCTAACATAAATGTATTGTACGGCACAAATTTGATTGATGCTGTTTCAGCATCTTCACCTGCCGCAAGCTCGAACTGATATTCATATTCTTGCTTTAAAGGAACAACTCTGGCTATTGCTTCTGGTTTTTTCATAGCTATTTGATACGCAAGACCTGCAACAAGACACGGAACAAACCTAGGCGGTATAGCCGCTGTTGTGCCAACGCCCGTTGCCAAGCCATCTATTCCCTTTAATCGATGAAAAGCCAAAATATAATCTGTGTCAGGAACGGGCCAAAGTGTTACTTTTGTTTCTGTAGCCAGTCTTTGAACAAATATTTGACTAGGCTTACCCTGTGTATTTTTATTAGATTGAGCTGCGTAAGTAGACACAGATATGCGTTGCAATGCTGCATCAACTTGATTTGTTCCTGTTCCAGTCCTTATTTGATGCTCGATTACATCTATAGTGTCTATGGGCATAGAGTAGGTTGCTGTACCTGAGCTTAAATTTAAAACACCTGAATCAACCGTAAAAAGATTGAGACCTCTATTCTGCCATTCAAGCAACATAATATTAAGGCTACGCCTCGCTGTTCGAAGATCGTAACCTGTGTTTAGCTCTAGACCTGCACGTTCATAAGCTTCTTCAAATATGTCAGGTAAATCTGGTGTAACGACTGCCATTTGCTATTTCCTTTTTCTACCACTAGCAGTGGTTGACCACTTAACTCTTTTGGGTCCAGTCTTCTTTTTGGCCTCTGATTTAGTTATTTTAGAGGCTACAGCTTTAGGCCGACACGCAGGGTAGGAACGCCGTTTGTCTTTCTTTCCACTTCGACCACATTTCTTACCTGTCTTTACATCTCGCCAATCTTCGGCAAACCATTTACCAAGACCACTTTTTTTACTAGGTTTTTTTGCCACGTTTAGCTACCTTATTGTTGCCGCCTTTCCAACCTCCACCTTTAGACTTGTACCATTTAGAAGCCCAAGCATTTGCATATGCGCTAGGATATACCTTGAATTTTTTTCTAGCCGCTGATTTTGCTCTAGACCATAAAGCAGAGTTCGTTGGGGTTGCTTTAGCCATTATAAAAACCTTCCTGCTACAGCCGCAGCAATGATTAAGACGGCAATGCCCCACAACCGCATATCAAGACGTTCAAGCTGTTTTTCAATACGCTCAAAACGTCTATCAGACTCTTTTTCATGTTTTTCCATAATCGTTAATACGTCTTGCGCTTTCATTAACACTTCCATCTTTTTCTGGCCTGTCTTAGACGGCTGTTTGGATCTTTTGCTGCTTTTGGAAACTGCTTCATCTGACCTGCAGATCTGGCGCAATAAGACTTACGCCTCTTTGCAGCCTTGCTACCTTTTTTAACTGTGCCAGTCACAGCGGTTTTAAGCTTAGAACCGGGGTTATCCCTACGATACTTAGCTACACCTTTAGCGGTCATACCTGCACCTTTTTTGGTGGGGCGTTTTTGCCCCCCCTTGATGGAGTGACCCTTCATAGTTCCTTTGCGAGCAGCCATAACATTAATTGAAGAATACTGTTATAGCCGTTAGTGCCGTAGCGGTAGCTACATGAATATCACTAACTCTAATCCCATCATCTGGAATATTAACGGCATGAACATCAGAGGCTTTTAGATCTAAATCTAGAACTGTAGCTCCACCGTTACCGTCTGAGATAGTTAATCGAGGTGTACCCGATCCTGATAAAACATGTATCTGCCGTATGCGAGCAGGGCCAACTGCGAGTGAGCCTGTTCCTGTGACACGCTTTGCCTTTACATCACTAGACATAGCTTACCCTTCTTTCTTAGGACGACCACGCTTTTTGACAGGTGCTTCTTCCCACGCCTCGTTCTCAGGAGTGTTCGGATCGTCTGCCTTTAGCGTTCCATCATCGTTTCTTGCGCGAACTTTTTCGGTGTTTTTCCAAACTTTTAGTGGGTTTCCATCTGGATCTAACCCACGAGCCGCTAGTTCTTCCGCGCTTGGTGGTGCGAATCTACTCATGATTTACCCCCTATGAAGCAGAAATGGTTGCGCCTGTATCGGAACGCTTCCAGTTTGTTCCGTCAGAGAAAGCCAAGATAGCAGCTCCTGCAGCGCCGTTTGAGATAAACGCTATAGTGCCTGTACCTGCTGTAGCAGCGGAAGGTGCGGCTGCAACTGTATAATTTGTTAGTGTGATAAGACCTGCAAAGCCATCAGTGGCTGTAACTGGACCTGAAAATGTGGTTGATGCCATAATAAATACCCCTTGCACAAGGTTTCGCCTAGCAGTCTGTGCAACGTCAGGTAGGGGAGTGTCCTGTCTGCAAGGCTAATGTTGCCCCTGCAAATACCATAACATAGATTTTACAAAAAGAAAGGGGCAACTTGCGCTGCCCCAGTTCGGGAGAGGTAATTCTCCTATATCAAAAGTTATGCGCCCGGTGAACCGAACATTCCTAGTGGATCAGATACACCAAAAGAATAACGCTCACGAGCTTTGTAGCGAACGTTACCTGTATCAAAATCACCGTCCATAGCCGTAGCCATTGGAGTACGCACGAAGTGCTTCATTCCGTTTGGAATGTCTGTGGTGATAAAGAACGCGTCTGTATCCGTTAGGTAATGATTCACACGGTAGCCTTCAGGGATTGATCCATTTGAGCGCAATGCGTTTGTATCGTTATCCGCTGTACCAGTGCGAAGCTCTGTCTGTAGCAGTCTTGTTGCCACGAACATCAACGCAGGTGGAACGATTAGCTTACGAGGGCGAGCCGCGATCAATAGGCCACGTTCGTCTGTGAACGCCGCAATATCAATAACTGACTGCTCTAGTGAGGTTTCGTTCAAGTCTGCATTAACTGCGAGCTTGTTAGCGTTTGTACTACCACCAACAGATGGGTGTGCAGTGCTAAACATTGTAACGCCATCACCTGAGTTGAAGCTTGTAAAACCTGTGTTCAACAAAGCTGCAGCCTTAGTCTGCTTGGTATAAGCCATAGCGCGAGCTAGTGCTTTTGTATATCGAGCAGACAATGAGTCGTACAAGTTGTCTTCCATCGCTTCTTCAGTGATAGAGAAACCCATTGCAACGGTCTCATGGTTGTATCGAGCAGTGTAATGCTCTTGTGCGTTATCATACGAAATCGATGCACCTTCTGCTTTCACAGGAGCCGCCCCAAAACCACTTAATTTGACTTCTTCTTCAAAACTTCTGTCTGAATTTTCTGTCTCATAAATTTCTGAGTGTTCGTTTTCGTATTTGTCGTATTCCAAGCCGTACAATGCGTTTAGGCCGGGAAGTAGCTCTTTAAGGAGCTGTGCGCGTGAAATAGCCATTAGTCAGTCTCCTATGCTTGACCTTTGTCCACAGTCATCGAATGATAACTAGGGGCAAATTTTACTAAAATATCCGGGAACCCATCAGTTGGCGGTGATACGAAGCCTACAACTTTGAAAGCTTTTGTAGCTGAAGATGCATCTGCATCCATTGCCGTATTAGAGTTTCCAGTCACAGTGCTACCTGTAGAAGAGGACTGCACTGCTGCGAATGTAGTACACATGCCTAAATCAGATTGAGCCATAACCGCGTCTGCTTGTGCTTGAAATAATACATTTGGGTCATCCACAACGTAAGCTTTTGCATTTAGCTTACCTGCTGGATAATGATTTGAGTGTACAGTTTGACCTTGATCATTTGTATACTCACAACCAACGAAAACACCAATAGCACCAATGCCACTGCCGCCTAAGTTGTTGGTTGTTGCGTCAGCGCCTGAAGCGGTGCTAATCGCAATATACCCATCCGTCCCAATTATGACAACTTGACCGTTAAAGATATTGGTCGCCTCGCCAGCGGGATCGATCAGGTATTCAGTAGTTGCCCCTGCATAGGGCATGCCATCAGCACGTTTTACGGGCTTCAGGCCTTGGGGAGCTGCTGTAGTAGCCATTTGCTCTTCCTCCTAACCAAATTAATATTAAGAAAGCTCCCTAAAAAGGTCACTTCCCGAATGAAGTTCGCGTGGAACGTTCGGGATTCAACACTGGCATACGAGGATCGTTTTCTCTCATAAAATTACGATCTACCGCATCCTGTGCGTGTTGAGCCTGTTCAAGTTGAACTTGAATACGTTCTTCAGCAATTTCAGCAGGTATACTGCATAATAACAGACCACCTACCTCAATGTTGTCCTTGAATCGAGAATCGATGTCAGACACAATGTTTAAATCACGATAATCTGATGCTTTGACTGGCGTATAGCCCTCACGGAATCGAGTAGAGACATTAGTATTGTCACTGTTCCCCAAAGTTGCTGTGCGAATCCAACGGAAGTGTAATCCATCCTTTGGTTCGGGGGTCGGTAACGCAGATGGTCTTGACCATCCTTTTCTACGCTCTGTCTTCTCTCTAGTTTCGGTAGTGCGTGGAGTTCTATCAGTCATATCAACTATCCTTCATTAATTGCGCCGCATACTGTTCTGCTGTTAGACCGAGCCGTTTGGCGAGTGCGGCTGCGGTTGGAGTTAACTTCACCTTTCGTGGTTTTTTAGACGTACGAGACGGCGGGGCAACCACGTTACCCGCTTGAGGCTGGGGTGGCGCAGACTCCTCTGCAACAACCTCAAACTTATTCGGAAACGCTTCCTTCATGGCAGCGTCTATCTCATTGTAGTACTGTTCGCTGTTTGGTTCAACACCTTTTGTGACAAGTTCTTCATGTACACCGTACGCGAAGCCTGTCATTCGCTTATCTTCCATGAACCAAGTATTCTTATCCGCCCAGTCTAAAGCGCGTTGTGGGGGCTTTGTGGGTTCTGGCTGTGCCTCTTGCTTCGGTGCTTCCGTTGGAACAGGCTCGCTTCGTTTTGGAGGTACATAGTTACTTACGCGATATTGTTCGTTCTGTAACCTTGTAAGTTCTGACTGCGCCTCTAACAACTTATCAGGATCACCTGCTTCATACGCTGTTTTGTAGTTAACGTTAGCCTGTGCAATCTGAGCTTCAACCCTACCTTTAGCCTGATCGATCAATACAGTTTCATTATCTTCTAGAGACTTACGAAGTTTTTCATTTTCGTCTTTGACCTGTTGGGCATACTTAACAGCTTCTTCTCGGAGCTGTAGTGCTTCTTCCCTAGCCTTCTCTTCGTCACGATATTTTTTCGTTAACTGATCAATACGTTTCTGAACGCCCGCACTATACTTATCTATCTCAGTGTCAGAGTTCTCTGCTTCAGCCTCCGGTTCAGGCGCTTCCACTTTCTCTTCAACTTTTGTTTCGACTTCCTGTTTCTGTTCTACAGGAGCCTCTTCGATCTCAACCTCGATTTCAGTAGTTTCTTCTACTTCATTCTCTAAGTTTTCTGCAGTGTTCGTACTCATGCTCTTGTATACCCCCTTGGATCGTCAACAACACCTTCTACAGTGTCATCATTTATAAGACGGAACTCTTTACCCTGAACTTTAAACCTAGTGCCTGAATAAGAACGAAAGATTACAAAATCTCCCTCTTTACACCAAGGTCCATTAGGAAAGCGGTCCTTATCAGAATACGCATCTGATCCTGATTTTATAACAAAACCAATAATAGACGCCGTAGACTCGTCTTTACGAAGGCCATCAGGCATGAATACTCCGCCCTCTGTCTTCTCATCAATCTCTGGAAGTGCTATCAGAAGCCTATATCCCGTAGGTTCTGGTAGTTTTGCGTGAAGGTCATCTGCTACCTTCGTGTTATCGACTTTGACTGTCGCAATCATTTTACACCCGTTGCAGTGATTTGCAGGTTCACCGTTACCTTGCGCGGCCTATCCGCGAATATTACGAAGCACCTTATGCTTCAATAAATCTTTTCTCAAGCTCTTTTACATTATTTAATGCAATATCTATACCTTCAAGTTTCCCTATGAGCCTGTTGTAATCTTCCATACTTTTCACACCGCCACCTGATACAAACTCTGTTATCTCAGCTTTGTGTTCATTTAGACGCCTTTCCAAAGCATCAAATACACTAACTTCCACCCTTATCTAGCTCCTTCGCTATATCTAATCCTATCTTTGTTCCCTCGCGCTTATCTTTACGCTGCTCTTTGTCTAGCTCTGTAGCTATCTTAGTTCCAATTCTAGCGCCTTCTATCTTCTGTGTAGTTTGTAACTTAGCTGCTTCCAGTTCTAACTTGGCGAGGTCCATCTGCCTGTTGTGCTGAGATTCTTGCTCTTTTATAGCCAACTCACGCTGTTGCATCTGTACCACTGGATCTTGCTGCTGTTGTTGTGCTTGTTGTTGTGCGGCTTCTGCTTTGTCTTTTTGCAGTACCTTCTCCGCAGCGTCTTTAGCCAACCTAGATAACTCTAACTCTACGTCTTCTGGCAATGTTTGATCTTCGTCTGGCATATCTACGCCAAGTTTCTTCTCTATCTCACGTCTGTATTGGAATGCTACGTGTTCTGTTATGTGTGCAGCCATAGCCTGTTGTATGGCTGATGCAAACGGAGACTGCCCTATAATCTGCATAATCTTAGGATCTTGAGCCGCTGCCATATGCACAGCGATATGTGCTTCGTGGTCTTGATACTTAAATGCTTGGATCGGCTCTTGTTTAAGTATAGCCATGTTTTCTGTAACAGGGTCTGTAGGTTTAATATCTTCAGGTAGTTTGACAATCTCCTCTGCGTTCTGCACCCCTAATACTTCTAACATTTGACGATGCAGCTTGCCCATATCATAAATCTGGGGGGACTGCTGGGCAAGCTGGATCGCCGCCTGATACTGCATCACACGTTGAGACATGGTTGCAGCGTTGGGGTCACTTACAGGTATAACGTCTACCCTTTTGTCAAAATCACTTTTGCGATCAAAGCCACCTTCTATGTCGTAGGAATACTCTGAGGGCATATAATCATGTATAATCTTAGCTAGTATTCTAAGCTCGTTCTTGAGAGACGCGTGTAGCCTCGCCTGTACACCAGAAAGAACTTTCATGGATCTTTCCATTAGAGCGAGTGTTGTGCCTACAGGGGCGTTAGGATTCATGTCTCCGACCTGCATGTCGGCTACAGAACCTATTCTACGTCCTTCGTCTACAATATTTCCGAGTAGAGAGTAGAGTACGCTCGATGGCTCTTTATAAGGGATAAACGTAATTGAATCGCGTATAGCGCCACCCGGTACGTCCACATCCCTAAATTCACCCGGCATAAGTGGTGTATCATCACCCTTAATACGGAGGCCGCGAGCTTTAAGACCCGCAGGTAGATTAGATAACGTACCCGCGTCAATAAGCTGACGGAGTATCGAAGTTGCAGACTTAGCCAATCCACCCATGAGGTGAATAAGCCCTGTGCCGTAGAAGCCAAGACCCGGTAGGTATCGATAATGAACGAAATGCATACGTTTTCTTTTCTTCTCATCTTCTTCGTACCAATTCCTTCTTATCGCTAATATTGTGGAGGAGGACTTGTCTACAGTAACCACGTAGGGACGTGCAATACCATCAGGGTCTTCAAACTCTTCTGGCATATTCATGTCAACATGCATCTCCAGAATGGTGTGGCGATCATCATCCTCGATAACCGCTTCTTCACCATCTAACTCATCGTACTTCTCCTGTATGTCGGAGTAGTCTGGGGTAGGTTCAGGTAACTCACCCTCTTTATAAAACCCATTTACCTGTAGCTGTAATACTTCATTCGCTGTCTTTTTCATCACATGCGTATATCTTGGGCATGTCTTGAGGTCTGACGCTCCATAAGATGCTACAAAATCTTCTGAGGGTACAAACATAGCGCATGGGCGCTCCATCAATGGATCATAATACACTTTTTTAAACGCGGAACCCGCGATAGGGAGCTTGAACAGCATTTGCTCTGTTTCATCCCTGTACTCAGACATCTCTTCAGTTAACAGGTAATTCATCTCGCTTTGTACGCGACTTGCCTGATCAGTCTTGGCTGGGTCTTGTTTACCTACAATCTTCGTACGTACAGGACCAGAGGCGGGGAATATCTCACCCATAGCCTGTGCCTGAAACCTTACCACAGCCTCTGTGAGTAGTGGGTGAAACACACCAGATGCTCCTGCCCACGGCTGTTGACGGTCCTCTATCTTCATCCCTAATAGGTCAAGACCCTTGACGTATGCTCTAGCCCAATCAGAACGAGACTCACGGTCTGCCTGAAAGTCTGATAGTAAGTCAGACGCCATAATCTTTAACTCGTCATCATCTATAAACTCAGCGAGGTTAGCGTCATGCCCCGGCCCCACTAGGCTGTCGGTAATACCCCCTTCGAAGTCTATGACCATCCCACCGTCTTCTGTCTCTATGGAAACAGCCTCTGGATTAACAATCTCAATCTCAAGTGCTTCAGAGTCTTCTTGGCCTTCTATTTCAAAGGGAGTCATCTGTTTCTCGACTGCCATTTTATGTCCTCACAATGCAAAGTTATACAAACTATAGCAGATCATACTGCCACTCGTCCAGTAAAGTGTGGACGCCACCCAGCGGGTGGGAGGGACAGCGTCCACGTAGGGGATGGGAAAAACCCCCATGCGCGTACTATACTACTAATAATACTCACGTCTATAATGATATTGCGGCTCATCATCCCACTCATCTGTTGGTAGGCGTATAAACCCACCCTGACGAAACCGCAATAACGCCATAACGGTGCTGTCCACAAGGTCATCATTCGACATAAACGGGAATCCCGCTACTTCTTCTACTAATTCTTCCGCCCAACGGGTGGATGGAACCCATGCCATACCCGATGCAATGATATCAGCTACAGAATTGAGCCGTGCCATCTTATCTCCAGTACCCCTGTGGGGGGTGTACTCTTGTACAGGTATGCCCATACGCCTCATTTCTTGGTAAATCGCCACTCCAGAGGACTTTTTCTCCACAATAAACGCGTCTGGCTCCCATTTGTGGTACTCATCCATCGATAACTGCTTCAATTCAGGAAATTCTAACCGTTTTTTGATAGAATCTAGCAAAATCAAGTGGTGTGCGCCCTCTTCTTCGTTAAAAAACACGCCCCAAGTAGTCAAAGCGGTATAATCTGCTCGATTATGCTTCTCCGCTGCCGCATCTAACGACATAATTATGTATTCTACCTGCGGTGGCTCATCGTGAGGCCAAATCCCCCACCATTCTCGCTTAATTATAGACGCTTCTTCGGCTGTAGGTTGCTGTTGATACTGTGAGTTCCACTGGAACGCGGGCATTGACGCTTTTGTACGCTCCAAGGCTGCTAAATCAAAGAACTCAGGCCACAAAGGTTTGACTGTACCGTCATCAGAGTCCAAAAGTGCGGGAAACTCCACTATTTCGTACTGATCAGACAGCTCATTTTTCACCATATCGTTGGTTACACGCCCCGTGAGGTCATCCATGTGCCAACGTGTCTGTACAATCGCCACTCTGCCACCCGGCATTAGTCGAGTACGCGCTCCAAATGTGAACCATTCGTAGGCTTTGTCAAACACTGAGAAGTTTCCGTTAATAACATCCTGCTCAGAGTGAGGATCATCAACAAGCAGAAGATCAGCACCCCGACCAGCAAGAGCAGATCCGATACCACACGCAAAATATTCACCTCCGAAATTTGTATTCCACCTCCCAGCCGATTTGCTGTCGACTGCCAAGGAGACATCTGGAAAGATCTCCCTATACCCGTCTGTCGCTATCAGGTTACGAACCTTACGTCCAAAGTCTACAGCAAGATCTGTTGTGTGAGAGACCATCATAACCTTCTTGTTTGGGTTACGCCCCAAGAACCATGCGGGATAAAAGATACTCACAAGCTGCGACTTACCGTGGCGGGGTGGGATGTTAACACATACCCTGTCTTTTGACCCATCCTCCAGTGCCATAAGTTCATTCGCTAGGATGCGGTGATGTCTGCCAACCTTATAGTCTGGCTGCATACGTTTACAAAATTCTATTAGATCGTCCTTAGAAGCCGTGTTCGACTTCCGCGCAGACAACTCCTCGACTATCCGATCTATCTCTTTAAGTTCTTCGGGTGCGAACTGATCCAGATTGTCCAGCATATGTTGTATCTCCTCTGGAGAGAAGTCTACGTCTGTTGCAATTTCTGCTAAATTACTCGTCATCTTTCAGACCAAACTCTTTGTCTAAGTCTATGGCATCTGCGTCTACAACCACTGCATCCTCTACAGGCTCCACAAGTCTTGCTAGTTTGGACCTTAGTTTGTCTTTTAAATCATCTGTAGACTGGTGTGTGATTGTCACCTCAGTGCGCTCTGCGAACAAACCTACATCTGCGATCTTACCCAACAGCTCCAAAGCACGGAGTCTGACCTTCGCATCTTCGTTCTCTGTCTCTTCTACGAGCTTGTTTGTTACTAAATATCGTACTTGAGCCGCGCTTTGAACTACAGAATGACCAAAATCTTTTAGAATCTTATCTGTAAGTAGTAGTGTGGCGGGGGTGAGGGTGGAGGTACGGGTGGGGGTGGCCTTCTTGGATGTCTTAACTGGATCAGCGGCGTAAGCCATTGCCAACTTTGCGGAGACATCTTTGTCTTCACTGGATACAGACACGTCTAATCCATGCTCCGATAGAAGCTCTATAGTTTTAGAAGCGGCTGACGTGCGCTCTACTAAGTCCTTACCCTTGATGGGTGGGGGTATCGGTATACCACCTTCAGGTTCGATATGAATACTCATAGGCGTACATTAGTACATATGAGGGATAAAATAAAGGGGGTCGCGTGTTTTCGGTAATTTTGAAAAATATTTGAGTGAAATCAAATTATACATTAGTCGTGCGCGTGTCGCGTATCTAGGGGGTGGGGGGTAGGTGGGATGCCAGTTTTTATCATATATAATCGTAGTCAGACATGTCTGAGGCTATTGGTTCGTTTGGGTATTCTTGTATAATGGTATTAGGCAAAGGGTTAAGACTTGTTACCCTTCGCTGTTATTATCGATAATAACAAGTCACTAGTCATTACAAGGAAATGAACAATGACACAATTTACAAAACTTGAAACTGCAACACCAACGAAAACACAAGTTGATAAGGGATTAACTATTATCCGCGATCAATTATCATTGGATAAGAAAAGGGACGATTTAAAAGAGAATAAGAAATCGCTACATGATGTGTTCGCTACGTTTTTTGATGGTGTTCCTAATTGGGTGAATGAGATCTGGAATAGCCCGGGCAATAACCCAATGAGCAATACGCATTTTGACGTGAACATGTTTGCACGTGCCTATTGCGGTATGTTGGCTAGTCCACAATATACCGAGATCCTAGAATTTACTCATGGTTTAGCCGAGAGTAAAGACAAGGCAACATTTACTATTTGGTTTACTGATAAGAAAAAAGGTAAACTGGTCAAATTAGAGCAGACCAAAGAAAAGAGAAAATGGATATCTTGGTTATCTACTCAATTCACTAATCGAGTACACTTGATCTGTGATAAAGAACGCAAGAAAAAAGAAGTAACTATCGTTAGTGAAATAAACGGTGGTGTGAAGCGTATTCTTAAAGCTTTGGAAAATGATAAATTCAAAGGTCAAAAGAGCGCCAAGCATATATCGGAAATCCAACGCCAGATTATCGGGCTTCAAGATTACGGTATCAATGTAACACTAAAGTAATACCTTCGGGGAACCTTCGGGTTCCCCACTTTTTTTGTGCCTTTTTTTCTGACGACCTCAGACATGTTTGCATATGGCCTTTGATCGCGCCCGCCCGGGAAGCCAGTTATCGTTCTAGCAGTACGCGAGAAGTAGATCTCCAGTTATTCAGTTATTCAGAATGTAGGGCCGGTTATAACCAGTTTACTATCTTAGCCAGACATGTCTGTGTGTAGTGTTGTAAAGGCCCAGCTCTTCAGGCCCGTGTTATTATTGATAATAACATGTATGAGGCCAGTTATCGTTCTAGCAGTACGCATAATGTAACCGCTAATGTAACCAAAAACCCCCCTAATGTAACCACCGTGTAACTTGTAAGTGTATGTTATTATTATATTGTTACTTTGTTACCTATTTTAAATATATAGAGTACCATGAAGCCTCTTTCGTCCGTGATCAGGCGATTACGCCTCAATTTAGATCTCTGAAATTACCCCCCACCTATCCCCTAAAAAACGGTTACAAAGTAACATTGTAATCTTATCAATGACTTATGCCAACCTCAGTGGTTACAATACAGGTTACATGGTTACAATACACATTTCGGCGTATAGACGTACATTGATTGACCAGAACACGTTTGTACATCATTTGACATTTAGGATGTTATATGCTATATTCTTCATCTAACTAGAAATCAGACAAAACAAAAGGAACAAACAAATGAAGAAAGCAATTTGCATTGATTGCGGCGCACACTATGACGTACGCAGACATCTCTTAGGCTATCCTATATGCAAGCCATGTGGTGAAGACGCCGCACGTCAAGTCGTCCACTGTGTCGTACCATTACATAAAGGTAACTACACTGTGATATCTCGCAAGTCTGACTTGCTACACCTCAACCAAAAATGTCGATAGTTATTATCGATAATAACAGGGAACAAACCAATGGAAAAAACCACAGCTAAGATCCTTGTGATCAGACGCCATCGTAGGAGGATATATCTATGAGACCTATGGACTACAAAAAAATGAAGAAGTCGTTGAAGCGGCTGACCCAGTTTACCACCATGTGGTATGGTCATCGTTGCGACCATGATAGTTACGATCCAGATAGTTCAATACGCAAAGACGTAAAAGACGCTGAAATCTGTGTTGTGTGTGAAGCATGGGCGGTTATCGATGACATCAGACGAAGCATCGAAAGTGCAGGGGAGGATGGATACCTACAATGACTGACGAAGAAGTAATACGAGAGTTTATGCGTGAGATCACGCTCGAACTTCCTAACAGGGAGCAACCTGTGCCTGATGTTATTACTGATAATAACTGGAGGCATATCGCTGATGTGATTAGCTTGGAGGCTGACCGCATCTTTCTAAACAACTACCAAGGTGAAGGAGAGCAATCATGAATATGGTAGATACAAACTTGTCTGGGATTAATGTAGATGACTACCAATCCCTCGCAACATCAACATGTGTAGTAGAGTTGAATATCAGTCAACCACCGATCACGCGAGAGGACAGAGAAGCTACGCAGAAAATTGCAGAACTTTTCAAGCTTACTTTGCATGACGTTAGCGGTAGGCCAATCAAGCCAGCGGCTGTACACAAGAACCTTTACGAAGGTTGGGAAGAGTACAAGAAGTTAAAAAGCTTCATTGGCTTTGTGAGACGTGAGCATGAAAGACTGACAGTTACTTGGTCTGACAGTGGATTACGTATCGTACCGACACTAGGTTATCTAGACTACATTGAAACCATGACAGGTTATCAGGATCAGATGAACGATATCCTTGATAATGATCTTAAACAGACATATCCAGATGCAATGCGAGAAATGGAGCGTATCTTCGCTGACATGCACGACCCCTCTCTGTATTACGACTGGGATACGTTTCGGTCTAAGTATCGCTTCAGTCTCAAAACATGGGGTACACCTGACCCTGCGGATATACGTTGCGATCTACCTAAACAGGCTCTTGAGCAAATGAAGTCTGACATGCACAGCGCGGTACAAGAAAACGCGTTGAAGAGTAACAGCGATATGTGGAAACGTACGCACAAATGTTTGGAGCGTGTATCTAGAGCATTGGGCTACAAGGAGGACGGTAAGCTACAGACGTTCAAGGACACACTTGTTCCTGCGGCTCAAGAACTGGTAACACAGCTACGCACGTTGAACATCACCAATGATGCCAAGATGGTCAATGCCGCAAACAAATTGGAACATATCTTCAAAGATAAAACCAATGAAGGGTTACGCGCAGAAGGTTACGAGCGTGACGAAACTAAAAGCGTGGTCGATGATGTCCTCGCTTCAATCCCCAACCTCGACATATAGTCGGGGTTATTATCAATAATAACAAACCATAAAACATAGGAGAACCATCTAATGGTAAACTTTAATAACACTGCATCATACATGTATGCACAAGATCTCGACAACTGCGTTAACTCTATATCGTTGTTGGGTAACAAACTAACCTTCATCCTTGAGGGTGACATTGGCAACGGCAAATCAGCCACACTCAAAACGCTCGGGGAGAAACACCAGAAGCATCGTACATTCTATTGCGATGCCACTACCAAAGACGTGGGCGATCTCATGCTACCGAAGTTCGTGGAGTTGGATAGGGATGGTCAGTTTGTTCGGTTCGTTGCGAACGAAGAACTTGGCTTACACATTGACGGTCCAGTGATCATCATGGTCGATGAGTTTGGCAAGGCAAACAAGTCTGTGCAGAACGCATTACTTTGTCTGATGTACGAGCGCAAGATGGGTGGTTATGAATTACATCCAGAGAGTATCGTGTACGGTACAACTAACCTCGGAGCAGAAGGCGTTGGTGATCTACTACCACCTCATGCACGGAACCGTTTCTGTATTATTACCGTCAAGAAGTGGGAGAACATACAGTGGATGGAGTGGGCTATCAATAATGACATTGATCCACAGATCATTTTGTTTGCGAAGGAACACCCCGAACTCTTTCACTCGTTCACTGATTACGAGAACCCTGATGACAATGAGTACATCTATCATCCGAAGGTACAAAGACGGGCGTTTGTCACACCACGATCACTTGAGAACGCGTCTCACATTCTGAAGGTACGTGATCAACTCGGGCCTGACGTTACGGTAGCGAACTTGATCGGTTGTATTGGCGAACGTGCGGCTACGGACTTGAAGGCTCAGTTCTCTCTATCGGATCAACTTGTCTCGTTGGATGAGATCAAGGACAATCCAAAGACTGCCAAAGTTCCTACCAGTGCGGCCGCTGTATGTTTGTTGATGTATCGTACTCTATCGAACATTGATCGTTCATGGATGGATGCGTGGATGGACTACATGGATCGCCTACCTGCCGAAGCGCATGGTATGTTCGTTAATGGTGTGTACGCAGACAAGTTTGACAAGAAGCGTCAACAGGCGGTGGTCACGAACAAGAAGTTCACTGACTTCACAATGGCAAACAACTATCTACGCGCAACTGATAAGAAATCGGCAGGTGTGTAATGACACGTGAAGATCTATTAATCGGACTGCTTGCAGTCTTAATGGTGATGGGGTGGATACTCGGTGTCCACTTCCAAATATTCTAGCGGATTAAAATCCGTATTTAAATCCAAGGAGGTACTATGAGACAGAAGTTTGAAGAGGCTTTCGAAGTTATGAAAGACCTATACATGTTCATGCACGAAGACAAAGAAGCTTTGTATTTTAAACACACAATAACTCGTGAATATATACGAGTACAAAAGTAAGGAGAATAATCTATGTTTGTATTAGAAAGTACTAATCTTACGCTAGAGCAACGTCTAGCTAAGAACACAATGCGTCTGATGAAGGACGCGGCTATACTAGCAGGTATACTTATTATCGGTGATCGTAAGATTGATGACGCTGATCCTATGATGACCGCTTGCACTGATGGTCGTAACGAATGGTATGGTCGTGGCTACTGTGATCCATTGGGCGATGCACAACTACGCTTTGTCCTCATACATGAGAACTATCACAAGATGATGAAGCACCTTATTACGTGGGCGCACCTCTGGAAGATAGACCCTGAGTTGGCAAACATGTCTATGGACTACTATATCAACTATCTGATCTGGCATGAGTACAGTGACACGTCTAAGTATGGTGATCTAATCGACTGGATCGATGGCGCACTGTATGATCCTAAGTACGATGACACATGGGATACCGCTCGGATATTCTGGGATCTGCATGATGACAAGCAGAAAGGTAAACCGCCACGTACGCCTACTAATCCTAAGACAGGGCTACCGTCCGATGTTATTAACGGTAATAACAAAGGGGGTGGTGTACCACAAGGGTTCCAAGACAAGCATGACTTTGAGAAAGCCAAGGACATGTCTGTGGAGGAAGCCAAAGAGAACGCTAAGGAGATTGATGAAGCTATACGTCAGGGCGATATCGTTGCAGGAAAAGCGGGAACTGGTGGCACAAGACATCTTGAGGAATTGCTCAAGCCACCGATTGACTTCCGTGAGCAGATACGTGAGTTCGTTACGACTTATTGTTCGGGCAAAGACTTCGGTACGTACAACAAACCTAATCGTAGGTACTTGCAGTACGATATGATCATGCCCTCTACGGTCAGTGAGACAGTAGAAAGCTTGGTGTGTGCCAACGACATGTCTGGTTCTATTGGCGCTAACGAACTGAAGGTTGTGGTTGGAGCAACAGCCAAAGCCGCAATGGACGTTACACCGGAGGAACTGCACGTTATCTATTGGGATACAAAGGTGTCTGGACACGAACGCTATGAGAGGGACGAACTGGACAAGGTAGAGGATACTACAAAACCTTGTGGCGGTGGCGGTACTGATGTTCGCTGTGTGCCACCGTTCCTACGTGAACATCACGTCAATCCTACCGCGTCTATCGTTGTTACCGATGGTGAAATGTGGAATGGGTTCGGTGATTGGGATCATCCAGTATTGTGGGTCATCGTGAACAATCCGTCTTGCGTACCGCCCGTAGGCAAACACGTCCATGTAAAGAGTGGAGACTTACGGTGACTGCTCCTGCACCCATACCAATCACACTGGAACACGTCTTGTCACAGATAGGTGTGGTGAAAAAGCAGAAAGATGTGTTGATGAAAGAACCAGAGGCAGAGCAATCTGCCTCTATAGCGAAGATAGATGAGAATGGAGAACCAAACTTCTGATGGAATACTTTACTCTATTAACGATTGGCTACTCAGTGATGGAACACCAAATGCAGTTCAGTGTTTGGTTTCCAACTGAGGACGCCTGTTGGAGCGTACTACTAGATAGCGGTGCGCTCTACGATCAAATTAATGCAACTGAAGGTCATTGTGATGTAAGCGAGGTCGCATCACATATCGTACGGCCTAAACTTAGACCTTGGTAAGGAATGAACAAATGCCAAGATATGTAGTAACAGCCACTATGGACGTGGGTTACCTAGCTGTTATCGAAGCCGATAACGAAGAGGAAGCCTACAAGATTGCTGATAAACCAACCAAAGAACAGGCAGAGACGTTTCACTGGATGCAAACAGATAATGGTCACGACTGGACTTTGGAAAGTACTTGGGAAGTATGTGACGTATACCACAACAGCTTGCTAAAGAAATATCACTACGCACCTGATGCATTAAGACTTGTAAAGGAATGAACAATGGGAATAATTAAAGCAATATACACACCGATCTGTGACTTGGATTTTAGTTACGAAACTCATGGTGATGGTGAACTAAATCAAAGTTTCGAGACCACTAGCTTTCGTAAGACTGTGGAGAAAGCACTGAAGTGTAAGACGTGTTTTCGTGACAGAAACAGTGCGTGGGTCTATCGTGAGAATGATAACTTCACGCTTGGCTATGTTGGGTATTCGGATATGACACACTCAGGCACAGGTGGAGACAGGTACAACGTTGTTTCTAAGAACATCGAAAACAAAAAGTACAGTTCGGGTCAATCTAACTATCATGTGGCATCTGCATTACACATGGACAAGGCTGTACGTAATGCTCAAAAGCATTTGCGCCCGTGGTCACCTGTGGAGCATATCGCTATAAGTTTCGATGCGTTCAAGAGAGATTGGCGTGACGTAGGTTATCAAGCTGACAACGAATACAACGGCAAACTAAATGCGATGACTAATGACATTCGAGAACGAGGTAACACGTTCAAGGAGTTGGGTCACTTGCTAACCAGTGGGTACGAGTTTCTGTACCCCAACGTACGTGTCATGATTGAGGAGATACATACCGCTTTGTCGGAGTTGAACGAGACTAAGAAGCGTCCAAAGATGCACAAGTTTGTCTACATACGTGAGTACTTTGGTGAGCAACAGGCGGCTAGGTTTCCAATCAATGCAGATGACTATTGGTTCGATCACAAGGCGTATCAGGCAGATCACAAACATATCCATTGGATCAATGCTGATGATCTGGACGAAAGTGAGAAACGTAAGATCTCATCTTTGTCGTTCTTGGAGAATGGACAGTACATTGATGGTGTTGGCTTCAAGGCCGCAAGTAACTGTTACTATGTTGTGCCAGAAGAAGGGAGACAAGTATGAGTAGAGATATAGAAATAGTTATTAGGATAAGTATCCCCGATGAACTCGGGGATGTTATCAAGGTCGATAACAACGTGAAAGAGAAGGAAACCCCTAAATTTAGTCCAAGTAACATTCCTACTGATCTAATGGGTAAGTTAGTGTGGATGCAGTTACAGAAGGTACGTAAGGATAAGGGATACACCCAAGGCATTTTAGCTGATGCAGTTGATCTAAAACAAGTGTCTATCTCGCACGTAGAAAATGGCAGGACAATACCTTCACCTCAAGCACAGACACGTATAGCTATGGCTCTTGGTTATGAGCTAGGAGACTTGCTTGATGAAATGACGGACTCGATAGACTGGTACGCACATGAAGACGTAATCGAAGAAGAAATGAAGCATCGTGCGAGGAGAGTACCTGCCCGATATAGACGCTACTCTCTTAGAAATGAAAGGAAAATAATATAAAAGAATAAGGGGTGCAGTAGACATCACTCTAACTGCACCCCCCATCGTTCCACTTATTTTGTGTGATGCAAAGCAAAAAGAAAAAGAAACATCACACAAATTATTTATAGGTTGTAATTAAGTATCAGTCAACCTATATTTTACGCATGAATGAAACATATCGCGTAAAGATAAACCCAGACAACTCTACGTTCGAAATTACAAGTTTAGATATATTTACTCTTGAAATTGACATTTCGGGGGTATATATGTCAGAAACTGATTTGCGTGATTGGGCAAGAAGAAAACTGTCGGCACTCTCATTCTGTGATTGGGATAAAAGATCGACAGGTTCTATAGTTGGTGTTGGGAAGCGTATTAATGAACATACATTTTGGATATACAATTAATTACCCTGTGTTATTATTGATAATAACCGATGCC